TGTCAAATGAATTACAACCTGATGGAAGCAGACTTATAAAAGCTGTTCCTATATCACTATGACAATGGACAAATTTATTGCCGACACAGGAATGGTGTTTGCCAGTTGCAACACGTGCATCAATCGAATTTCCTTTGGGAAGTGCAAAGCGTTTGATGCAATTCCTGCAGACATTCTGCGTGGCGCGAACGATCACACAAAACCATATCCTGGCGATCATGGAATTCAGTTTGAAGCAATCAAATGAACTTTGAACGCAGCATTGTCAAATCGTTTGAAAACTATTTTCGCATTAAAGACATTCCTGCAGATGTCAGACGCTGGCCACAACAGCGATACTATAAGCAGCCGTGTGATGTAATTATTGACAGTCCAATTGGCCACTTTGGGTTTGAATGCAAATCAACCAGCGCCAAGAAAATTTACTGGACATCAAATTTTCACTACACGGCAGACGGCACGCACCAGATATTTGCCCTGGATGATTATTTCACGCGCAGCGGCAGGAACGCATACTTGGTTGTCGAAATCAAAAGCAAAGGTGCGCACAATCGTTGCGCGTTTATTCCCTGGTTCGAATTTATGATGCACGTGATGGAAGGCCACAATGGCATGTGGTGTAAGGATATAATTGAAAAGTATATAGTTACCACCAGACATGCTGGTTTCTACGATTTAACGCCATTTTTCCAATAAATTATATAGTGCATATGTGTGCAATTCACACATAGAATGCGTGACACTAATTTTTATTTCACTTATTTTTAAAAGATAGTGGTGGCTATATCAAATGACAGATTCAGAAATGAGATATAAAGACAATTCTTTGCCACTTGAAGTTCCAGATGAAAAAGGATTTGTTGAAGGTTATGCTTCAGTTTATGGCGTGACAGACAGCCAGAAAGAAGTTGTTGATCGTGGCGCTTTCCAGGAAGCATTGGCAAATCCAAAGAAAATAAAATTCCTTTGGCAGCACGATTATAAACGCCCTACAGGTCGTATTGTCAAACTTTGGGAAGATGACTATGGCCTAAAGTATCAGGCAAAATACAATCTGAAAACTTCTTGGGGTAAAGATGCTTATGAAGCTGCGTTAAATCAGGACATTGATGGAAACAGCATTGGTTACAGTATGCAGAATGGAAAGGCTTTCAAAGATGACGAAGGCGTGAACCATTTGCAACAGGTCAAACTGATGGAAATTTCCAATGTGACATTCCCAAGCAACGCTGAAGCAGTAAACACTGACGTGAAAGGTGATGGCATAGAAAACAAAGGCGCGCTGCCATATCACAAAACACCACTTGCACCAGAAACACAGGCGTGGGATGGACCAGGCCAGGTTGCTGCTGCAGATGTTGAAGCACTTAAAGAAATGTGCGCCTGCGTTCGTGGTGATCCAACAAACAAAACCAGCTATGCCCTACCACATCACATGGCCAGTGGCGATCACGCATGTGTGTGGAAAGGTGTTGTTGCTGCATATGGCGCGCTGCAGGGATCACGCACAGGTGCTTCTGGTATGCCTGGATGTGAAGGCGCGGAAGCGCATTTGCTAAAGCACTATGCTGATTTTGGAAAAACTGCGCCAGGAAAATCTGATGATATAATGGAAATAAAAGCTGGTAGGGTGCTTTCAACTAAAAATGAAGCTGACTTATCAAAGGCAAATGATTTGCTAGATCAGGCAGGCGATTTGATTGAAGGCGTATTAACACAAGTTACAGGCACAGACTACAACGAACCGGATGAAAAGCCTGCAACTGCTGCACCTGTAGAACCTGCAAAGGCAGATGACGCTGAACTGATTTTGAAATTGACAGAACTGAATAAACTATTGAGGAAATAAATTATGGCTGAACAAAAGACAATGGAACAGCTTATTACGGAACTGCAAACTGGCGTGACTTCTTATAATGAAAAGATGTCCACAGACTTTGACCAGTTCAAAGCTGGACAACAGACGTTCCAGGACAGAATTGATGCCATCGAAACCAAGCTTAACAAAGCACCTGGCGTTGTCGGAAAGGACAAAGACGATGACATTGAAATGAAATGGAACAGTGATTTTGAAAAATCGCTGTGGACTAAAGGCTATCAATACAACGAGCTTGATTATATCAAAGAGTATGTGGCCACGCACAGCAAACAGGAAGTTCCAGAATATCTAAAGACGATTGCCGCCAACGATCTAACCACTGGTGGTTTCTGGCTTACCCCTACCATTTCAAACAGGATTATTGAAAAGATTTTGCTGCTTTCTCCAATGCGCAACATCTGTTCAGTTGAAACACTGCGCAATGGTGACGAATTGGTTATGCTTGGTGAAGCTGGCACTATGCCTGCTGGTTGGACATCCGAACGCGGCACGCGTGCAGCAACAGACAATATGACGCTGACAGAAATGCGCATTCCAACACATCCAATGTATGCGATGCCGATAATGACGCAGAAGATGGCGCGCATTGCTGCTTTTGACGTTGAAGGATGGATGACCAGAAAGGTTGCCAAATACATGGCATATCTGGAAGGCGTTGCGTTTTTAACAGGAACCGGCGCTGGCCAACCTGAAGGCATCTTAACTGCTGCGAATGAAAGTGGCACGTCTGTTGTTGAAGTTGACAGTGGCGCGGCTGCAACTGTTCCAGACTTTGACACGCTGATTGATGTTCAAGAAACCCTTCCTGAGCAATACCAACAGAACGCGTGTTGGATTATGAACAGGGCAACCAAAGCAGTTCTGCGAAAGTTCCAGGACGGAATGGGCAGATATATGCTTGAAGAAAATGTTCAGGCACAATATGGCATTTCGTCTGAAGTTATGGGCAAATCCACTGATATGTTGTTTGGAAAACCCATTGTATATGTTCCAGCAATGCAGGATGTAAAAGCTGCTGTTAATGGCGTTAATCAAATGCCAATTGCATATGGAGATTTCCAGGAAGCATACACGATTGTTGACAACCCTGGCATCTACACGATACGTGATGAAATCACAACCAAAGGCGCAGTCAGTCTGTTTACAGAGCGGCTTGGCGTTGGTGGTGGCGTTGTCAATGAACTTGCATATGTAGTTTTGGACATATCAATATAAGTTGGTGAAAAATCGTGACACACACAACGGATGTTTATTTTGACAATGGTGGTGACAGCATCACTATTGAGCCAACAGGAACGGTTGACCTAACAGGCAACGTGGCTTCTGTTGGAACACTAACTGCAGGCACGTCATTGCTGGTAAACACCACGTCAGTCCTAACTGGCGCTGTCACATTTGGCGCAGGATATGCCAGCACAGGTGCAACGATGACGGCACTTGGCGCGCTTTCACTTAAAGGCGCGCTCGTAGTTGACGGTGCTGGAACCATAACTGGTGCTGGAACCATAACTGGTGCTGCAACTCTAAGTGGCGCAACCACGTTTGGCGCAGGATATGCCAGCACAGGTGCAACGATGACGGCACTTGGCGCGTTGAGTATGAAGGGCGCGCTGATTGTTGCAGGCGCTTCAACCTTAACTGGTGACGTGACTGTAGGCAGCAGCAAAGCTGTCATAACTGCAACAACTGGCCTTCTGACACTTGATGGTGGTGCAACGAACCCTGCAATCAAATGCACAGGTGCTGGTTCTGTTAGTGGATTAACTGCAGGGACGGCATATACAACTGGTGCGCCAGCGTTTGCAGCGCAGCAACTTTCGATGCGCGTTTACATTGGAACAACGCCATATAGAATACCATTGTGGGCGGATGCATGATTTCCAAAGAACAATTGGTTGACTTACTTCAGGAATATCAAAATGGAAAAGACCAGCACCTGGCAGGCGCAAATGCCTGCGTTGGTGCAATCGAAGTAATAAACCGATTGATTCAAATTGATGATGATAAAGAAACAGAGGATAATTGATTATGTCACAAAAAGATGAACTGCGCAGAATGAAATTTGGCGTGAAGTTTGAAACGCAATCGGTTGCAAACGCTGCCGCTTTTAACACTGCGCACACGACAACTAACCTGGATACACAGGGATTTGAAACCAATATGTTCCTGCTTACAGTGAACACAATTGGCAACACGCCTGATTATGTGTTTAAGGTTTATGAAACGGATGTTAGCGTAACGGATGCTGGAACGGCTGCTGACGCGGCCAACGTCATTGCTGTTCGATCTGATGATACGAACACCAAAATCACTGGTGGCGTTATTACAGAAACGGCAAACGCTGACGAAGGCAAAATGTATATCATTGAATATGCTGGCTGTGCGCGTTGGATACGACTTCAATGCACCACAGGAACAAAGACTGCAACATTTGGCCTTCAGACACTTCAGATGCACGCGCGCAGAACGTTCTACACGCACGCATAAAACACTTTAGGGAAAAGCCACCATCTGTGGCTTTCCTTTTTCTATATCTTAACTGAGGGAAAACAGGATGCCTTACAAATGGTATGTTGATGTCGTAATTCCAGCAGCGTCTGGCTATCAGTCAGATGTCTGTGATTTTGGTGGTGGCGCAACACGGATGGGTTTGATAATGCCAGCAACGTTTAAC